ATGAAAAATAAAAACAGATTACTTAAAATACTTTTATTTTCTATATTGATTATTGCTTCATTAGTCACTTATTTAAGTTATGGTGTAAAAGAAAAAACGACTTCGACTAAACTTGATTTTGATAATAATCGAAGTAGAATTACCGAAATACTTACAAGTAAAAGTATTTTATTAGATATGAAAATACAAAGAAGAAAAGGAAATTATGATTTACTTCATTATTATGTTAAAGGTGATGATATTGATAAGCTTAATGTATATGATGATTATTCTTTAAAAGATGTTTTTAATGATTATATTTATGAGTTAGATGATGTAAATAATCATGAAACAAAAGGAATCAAATATTATGTTTATGATAAAACGGATGAAAAAATCTTTTTCACAAATTCTAAAAAGAATTTAAAAAATGCATTTGAAACTCAAGATAAAAAAGTATTAAATGACTATCAATGGTATGCAACCATTGATTATGATGAAAATGGAAATATTTCTCTTGAAGGAAATCAAACAAGTGATTGGGAGGGTGCCTTCTACAATACATCCTTTGATCAACTTTTTAAAAATAATTATTTAGATGAAGGTAACAGTGATATTATTAATCAAATAACCATCAATAATCCAACAAACATTAAAGTATTGATTGCGATTCCTAAAAAATTACCAACAAATTGTTATTTAGAACAATTATGTTCTAAACAAGGATCCATTTCTGATGTTTTGATGATCTATGTCTTTATCATTATTGCAGTTCTTGTGATTTTTATGTTATTTGTGCCAGTAAGAAAATTGATTGATATTGAACCTTTTAAAACAGTTGTTAAAGTTAAATTATTCTTTATGTTCTTTATTTATATTATTTTAATTGCAATGTGGCTTACTGTCATGACAGAAGTATTAAGGGCCTCTTGGCAAGGAACTTTTGCTTGGATGCTAAGAGAAAGAGGAATGGCTGGTGCCGGTGTTGCGCTTGAGCCTCTTATCAATGTAGGTGGTTGGTTTGTTTTCTATGCCATGATTATGTATTTTATCTTTTATATCAAATCTATTCTTGTTTTTGGTAAAGACTTTATTAAAGAACATACGCTTGTTTGTAGTGCTTATCACTATTTTAAAGATGAAATTAAAAGCTTAACACGATTTGATTTAAAGAATCAAAAAGGAAATATCATTCTTAAATTAGGTTTAATCAGTGGTATTTGTATTGAAGGAATTCTGTTATTTGTTTATTTTTTTATGGGAATTATAGGAAATCTTTATTATATTAGTCCACGTATTTATCTTATTTTTACATGTTTTGTTTCTTTGGTTTGTGCCATCATTATTATGTTGATTTCTAAAAAGCTACTTTCAAAAGTAAGCAATAATTATCAAGTTCTTTTACAATCAGCCAATCATTTAGCTCAAGGTGAATTTAATGATAAAATTAATCAAGATCTTGGTTTATTTAATTCCTTAAAAGATGAACTTAATTGTATCAATGATGGTTTTAAAGATGCAGTAAGTAAAGAAGTCGCATCACAAAAGATGAAAACAGAATTAATTAGTAATGTTTCTCATGATTTAAAAACACCTTTAACATCTATTATTTCTTATATTGATTTATTAAAAAATGAAGATTTATCAAAAGAACAACAAGATGAATATATTGATATTTTAGATCGTAATACTAAAAGATTAAAAACACTTATTGAAGATCTATTTGAAGTATCTAAAGTCAATAGTGGTAATATTCAATTAAATCCTATAGATTTAGATGTTCATGCCTTATTACAACAAGTTCTCTTTGAATATCAAGAACAATTTGAACATCATCATTTAAATCTAAAAAATGATTATGAAAATAAAAAAATCATTTGTCATTTAGATAGTGAAAAAACTTATCGTGTTTTAGAAAATTTATGTCAAAATATCTGTAAATACGCTTTAGAACATACACGAGTTTATTTACAAATCGTTGAAACGAATCAACAAGTTATTGTCGTTTTCAAAAATATTTCAGCACATGAAATATCTAATCCAGGTGATTTAACAGAAAGATTTGTACAAGGAGATGCTTCACGTAAAAGTGAAGGTTCTGGTTTAGGACTTGCTATCTGTAAAAGCTTTGTGGAGGTTCAAGGTGGAACTTTTGAAGTGAATGTAGATGGTGATCTCTTTAAGACAACAATTATCTTTCCTAAGAAAACAGAAAATGATTAAAAAGATTATACCCTGGATCTTACTCTTTCTCCTTCTTCTTATAATCAATACAGAAATGATTTTTATGATTTATGAAACTATCTCATTTTTGAGATAGTTTTTCATATTTTAAAAAAATATGATTTAAAAATGACGTAAAATCAAAGGGTTTGGACGATTAAATGTTACTAAATGTACGCAATTAGTAACAAATTAGTAACAAAAAATTAAGCTTTTATTTTATTAATTTCTACGAATAATTTGTTAATAACTGTATCAGTATAAGTATCAAAAGTAATATCTTTCATTTTGTGTCCTAGCACTCTTTTTCTACTAAAAACATCAACATTATTCAATTGACAAAGAGTAGTGAAAGTAACTCTTGTATCATGTATAGTATGTTTCATATTTAAGTTTGTTAAGTATTCTAAAAAGCAAATATTATTGAAACTTACATAGCTGCGGTCTATTAGCCTTTTATTTTCACATAATAGTAATTCTATTACATATTCTTTTATGGAATCATGAATTGGAACAATTCGATTTTTACCTGCAGATGTTTTTGAGCCGGTATAGAAATATGAAACTTTTCTTTCGATTCCATCATCGTTACAAATTTCATCTATATGTATATCATTTCTATCGATATTGAGTAATTCGTTTGCACGTAAACCGCTATAAATATAGATAAGCACAATCTTAGCCATATCAGTGTTTTCTTTTCTTAAACGTTGAATTTCATCATATGAGAAAGCATAATGTTTTTTACTTTCTTCATCTTTTCCACAATTAATAAATTCAGTATAGTCATCATCACGATTGATATATTTATGAACAACAGCATATTTGAATATCTTTGTACAAAGCACTTTCATATGTACTTTCGTACCTTTTCCACATTTATCATTATCAAAAACATATTGAAGATCTTGTAATGTAATAGTAGTTATTTTTCTATCATATATTTGTTTAAAATGTTTGATCCATGAATTGTAACCTGAATGAGAGGAGTCTGATAACAAAGAAAATTCTTCTTTGTTTAAAATATCAAATATTTCTTTGAATGTTGGAACTTTACTATCATGTCTTTCCTTCACTTTGTTAAATATATCAGGAGACAATTCTTTTGCTTCTTTATCGTTTATTTGTTTATTAACAGTTAAATGATAAAGTGATAGGGCATTTAAAGCCTCAAGTTCAGTTTCAAAGGTACCAATGGTTACTTGTTTCTTCTTACCTGTAACAAGATCATAATCTTCGCTTGTGATTTTAGCACAGTAGGGCTTTCTACGTTTACCTGATAGTTTTACTACTGTCCCACTATTATTTGGTCTACGTTTATATGTGACTTTTCTAGCCATAATAAAAACACGTCCTTTCAATTATATTTGCCTTGAACGTGCTCTATGTGTTAAAATTGAGTACGTAAAAGGACTTTTGCGAGTTTCTTTTTATTTAGTGATATTGGCGTATCACTGTTACATCCTAGTTGGCGCTAGGGTGTTTTTTTATTTTATAAATTGGTTAGTTAAACGAAACAGATGATTTAATATAAATTTGTAAAATTCATAAATTTTTTAAATCAATTAAGTTGTATTAAGCTATATTAAATCAAATTAATTTGAAAATTTGTTAATTTCCAAATTAGTAATTTCATAAAATGGGTTGTTTTTTTTGGATAAATTGGTATACTTTATATCGAAGGTAAGAACAAATCAATTGTTAAACCTCAATGTAGTAAAGATAACACAATAAAATGTGTCAACTGAGATGAAATGTTGGTAACGGTTATGGTTAGCTATAACGTGTGTACCGGCATTTTTTCTTTTACTTATAATTTTCTTTATAATCTATATACATAACAACTCTTTTAAAATTTGAATTTTTTATAAGTTTATCGATATAATTATAAAAGTAAAGTTTACAAATTTCTCGAAGTTGATACAATGATAAATAATCAATGCTATTTAGAACACCTTTGAACACTTTATTGATGTCATTTGTTTCTTGCATATATTTTTTTACTTCAGTAATATTATTGAACTTCGGAGCATTTTTTAAATTTTTCTTTTTATACGTTGGGGTAATGATTTTATCGATTTCATCATGATGGTTAACATAGTTTTTTAATTTAGGAACTTCATTTATATCGATTTTTGCTCTTTTTATGTATTTATAAACAGGCATTAACCTATTCAAAGGAAGAGATTTAAATCTTTCTTTACACATATTTTTAGAATTAAATTTTTTATTGTTAAATATAATATCTTCCAAAATCTCTTCATCTTTAACAACACTATATCCATATTGATTAATAATATCCTCTTTATTACCGATAGCAATGGCAATATTTTTATCGGAAAGATCATCAGGTATTTCATCAATGCCAAAGATTACATTAGATGGGTCTCCGCTAACAATGGTATTATTAACTATTCTTTTCACCAATCTTTGAGTATCTCTTATATTCTTCGGTGTCATACCAGGTATTAGTTGATTTATCGTTTTATATACTTTTAAAAAATTGTCAGTAGCAATTTCAGTGATAGGAATATTTTCTCCTTTTTCAGTAATAATTGTTCTTTTGATTTCAATTAGATCTTTTTCATTTTCTTTATATGTAATGAATATAAAATTATCGCTAATTGTATCTAGTTGTTCAGGAGTTAAACAGTTAAGAAAATCAACAACAATTTGTCGTATGTTTTCATCAGTAAATGAATATCCTAAAAAAATAATTGGAGACTCTGTAAATAGGGTCAACATTTTTGCAATAAACAATTTTCTACTTTCATTAAATTGAGCATAATCATCTTTAGTAATAACTATTGTGCTAGCATCATCGATTGAACCGTGAATTTTATATAACTCCGAAACATTATAAGAATCTTTTGAAAACATTTCATGTTGCCTTGTAAAAACTGTATAGTGCTCATCTAGAATATATCTTTCAATAAAATTATCGTAGTTTGTGGTAATAACAGCTGATACTTTGTTTTTTAACAATGCTATTTCTTGAAGTTCTTTTTTTATAATAACCGAAGAATTATTTAATCTTAAATTTTTGAGTCTGTGTCTAATATACATTTTGTACGGCGATATTCCTCTTTTTGCCCAGGCTGGATTTTTAGATTTTCCAAATGATATTTCTCTATTATAAAACGCTTCATTAAAATCATTTTCGATAATAGTTCCTAATTCTTTGTACTGATCAAAAATTGATAGACTTTCACGTTTGAATTTTTCTTTATATCTACCGATATAAAATGGATCATTATTTACTTTTTTAAATGACTCATTTAAAAGTTCATTCCAGCTAGGAAAATTTTTTAAATAACGTTTAGGAATACCGGACCCGATAAATAGTACAGGTAAACGTTTATTTTTTACCATCTTTTCTAATGCGTTCATTATTACACCTTCTTACCTCATTATATTATTTTTATCAAATTGTTCTTTTAATTTTCTCAATTGTTCATTATATTTTTTATCGTTGATTAGTTTTGCTTTATGCATTTTCTCTAAATTATCAATTTTATCAGTATAGTATTCAATGTTTCTAGAATCATTTTTTTTAGTATTTTGACAAAGAGATAATAATGCTACTCCTAAAGAAAACAATGATAAACAAATAGGAAATTCTTTTTTTATATCGCTTCCAAAAATAATAATCATAAGACCAGATAAGAATATAAAAATAATAAAAATCTCGAAATATTTTGATATAAAGTCTGATATTTTTGCGATAGTTGGAATAAACCCTATTAAAATGCAAATATATATAAATGCTGAAATTGTATAAATCACTATAATCTTGTTGTATGTTTCCATTAACCCCCCACCTTACTATTTTTCTATGCTTTTTGTGAATTTATAACTTGCTTCTTCTAAAGCATGTATCATTCTTTCTAAATTACCATTAGTAGGTTCAGTAAATCCCCAAGCCATAGCTTCTTCATAACTACTAGTAAATGTATCAAAAACAATTTGATGAACATTATTAGGTTTTCCAATTTTTTTGATTTGTGAAAGTCTATTTTTACAACTATTTTTCAAATTTTTGTATTCTAATTTTAATTCTTTTGGTGGAAGCTTCTTGTAATATATTTTATCCATCAATTCATCACACTTGATTGCATTTTCTCTTAATTCTTCATAGAGTTGATTTTCTTGTTCATTCATAGATTAGTCCTCCTTACTGTTTTTTTCTATAATTTCATTAGTTATTCCTTTAGAAACGTTTTGAATATCCATTTCGTTATTTTTGTTATTGTATGTAACTTTAAATTTCATTAATAAATCATTTTTATAATAGACATAATTAAATCTGTCTGTAGATATTAAATTATAAGAAATGTAAAATTCACCATTGTTTTTTTCGTGTTTATTATATGCAAAGCAAATTTTTAAAATTATACTTTTATTTTTAGGTATAACATTATGCCAGTTTTTAGAGAGAGTAAGAATTTCTAGTTCTTTGTTGTTCTTTAACATCATTTCTTGTCCATTGACTTTATTTATGTCAATAAGTTTCTTATTGTTGCATTTTATGTAACATTCGCCTTCGCCTTCGTTTTTAAGATTTATTAAAACAATTTTAAAATGAGTTGGTCTTTGTTCTCCAAGCTCTACGCAGTGTATACCACCAAATATAACTGGATCACTTTGAAATTCTTCATAAGGGATATCATATGGTTCTTTTTCAAGATCCATAGTCAAAAAAGGTCTATATTGTATTCCTAGTTCTTTTCTTCTTTGCATTTCTTGGTTATCGAAATCTTCTTTTCTTCTCTTTTCTTGAATTTTAAAATCCTCAGCTCTTTGTTCTTCTTGTTTTTTAATGGTTATATATACCCCTGTTAATGTAGCTCCTCCACCAATTATTGATCCAAAGAAGCTAATCCAAGTATCTTTATTAGAATCATTAATGAAACCTAAGCCGAAAGGGTTAGGTGTTTCAACAATAAAATTAACAACAAAAGGGATAATGAATACAATTATTAAAACAATAATTATTATGGCAAATATAGTCTTCAGCAGATTAATAAGAAATTTTAGGAGTGGTTTTTTACACTTTTCTTTATCCATCTATATTCCTCCTTTACGGGTTAATTTTATAAATATTAAAATTTTTTATTTGATATTTTCTACATTGACTACGTAGTTTCCTCGACTTGGTCTATAAAAATTATCTTGTTTTATTAGAGAGTCACAATGAATTGCAATTTCTTGACTGTGTTTTATAGAATGCTTATTCTTATATTCGAATACAATATAAATATTACAACAGTCATAGTTCTCTATGCTTTTTTTGATACTATCGTTAATGAAATCATCATTTAATGATACTTCAAATTCTACTTTAACTTTACATCCTTTTGGAATTATAGTAGTTAATTTTTCAGGATTAATTGAATTAATAAGTTCGTACTTTGTAGCATTTCTTTCACCATCTTTAGGAAACTGAATGTAAATATTTTTGATACATAAATCGAATATTTCGGTTGAATTTAAATTAAAAGCATACAAAGGAATTAATAGAAAGTCGGGAGAATTAATTCCGTCGAAATTATAGTAAATACTATCAATTGTTGTTAATTTTTCGAATAAACTTTTTTTAGTCTCCTTATTTGTGTATGATAAGTCAAATATAGGAAATGGAAAATCTTCCTTATCTAATAGCTCCATTTGTCTTTGGTTCATATTTTGTCGTTCTTGCTCTTCGTGTTTAATTGTCCAATAAACGCCACCTAAAGTTAAGACGCCACCAGCAAGGGTAGATAGAGCTGTTATCCACTCACCAACTGTACCTGGAAAATCAATAGGTACTAAATAGTAGAAGAATGAACATATACCTAAAATTGATAATGCTGTTATGCATACTATTCCAAACATTTCTATAATAAATTTTTTAATGTCCACTTTATACACCTCCTAAATAAATGTTTTCAATATGTAATTTCCATCCCATAAAATAACATTACTTTTTTGTGCCAGTTCAAGAGCATTATTTGTATAAGTGTTATTAGTGGCAACAATTGCAACGTTGCATTTGTAGTATTGCAAAGCACCTAAAACTTCTTGTACTGCATTTATTCCTATGGGTTTAGAATAAAATTTACATTGTATGGCATATTTGATATTGTCTCTTGTTGCTATGATATCGGCACCGTAATCATTAGATTTAGGTGTTAGTTCAGTTTCATAACCATTTTTCTTTAATAAATCAGCAAGAAAATATTCAAATTCTATACCAGTTTTTATGCTTTTGAATTCTTGATAATTGGATGTATTGTAAATACTACTTAATATTTCATATTCTTCATTGGGTTCATATTCAAATCGAAAATAAAAATTATCAGTAACTTCTAAAACATGATTGTGATAGAAGATAGCATTATTTTTTAATAAAGTATCAATAGCATAATTAATTTGATAATCATTAATAGTTATTAGATCCTTTAATTGTTTAGATACTTCTTCTAACGTATTAGGATTATCTCGCAACCATTCATAGATATAATCAATATTTTTCATAGGTGTATGAATGGTAAATATATAGTTTGAAGATACTGTATTAGTTTTTGATAAAGGATCAACAGGTTTTAATTCAATATTTTCATAATAATCATTTGGAACAAATGTTCTATATACTTCTCGTGGCTTGGAATCATATTGAGGTCCAATTATTTCATCAGCTTCTAACTGATCAATAAATCTACAAGCTTTGTTATAACCAATCATGAATTCTCTTTGAAGTAATGAAGAACTTGCTTTTTGGTTTTGTAACACGTATTCACAACACAATTTATAATCATCTAAATCATCTTTATTTAGAATAGGCTCATGCTTAGGAAAAGAATCACGAATGTTTGTATTTTGATTATCATAGTTTTCTTCTAAATAATTTGAAACGTATTCATTTAAATCATCAATTTCTTGATAAGAAACTTCCTCTTTATCATAAGATAAATTTTTCTTTTTTTTATATTTTTTTAAAAGACTATGAAATTTGTTGCTTAACGCTGAAGATATATCTGAAATAATTTTTTTCCACAGTACGACTGCATTTCTAATAATTATAATTCCAATAGTCGATAAGAGAAAAGCAGTGAATAAATTAATAAAAGTGATTCCATTTTTCAATATATCTTGTAATCCACCTATTACGCCTATAATTAGAGTAAGAATACCAATGATAACAAAAATTATATAACAAATAATTGAAATTAATTGGATGATTATCACAATATTAAACCTCCCTTTTTAATTGATTTATACATACTTAGTATGATAAAATTCAAATTGTAAAAAGGCTTTTGGTTAGGCTTTTTTTACTAGTGATATTGGCGTATCACTTTAAGATTAAGCAATAGTATTTATAGTTTTCTATTGCTTGACACTCTAGTTGGCGCTAGAGTGTTTTTTTGTTGCATAAATACTAAATTGGTTAATATTTCATCACAACGATAAAGTGCAATTTCTTTATTTGAAGGATAGTGGGCTCTTTCAAATAAAATTTGGGCTTCTTGCTGAGAAACAAAAAAGTTTTGTTTTACTCCATGCCAAGATTTTATACTACCTATACTGATATAAAATTGTAAAAGGAATGTTGGAGCTAATAATTCCGAAGCAAATGCATTTGCTTCTTTTTCTAATATTTCATGTTTATGATCAGGCAAGTGTATTAAATCTTCATCAAGCTCTAAGTGACCACATATAATATGGCCTAGTTCATGTGCAAGGGTAAATCGTTGTCTCTCTTCTGTTAAAATAGTGTCATTGTAAATTATTAAATATTTTCCATTGATTTTATGTGTTACGGCATCTTTAGTTTGTAATTCATCTGATATTTTATCAATGGAGCACTTTTTTATATTAGCGAGTCTACTGTAATTCATAAAAGCAATTCTGCCTTTAAATAATTGCATCATTATTCCTGCTGGAGAAACAGGAATAAATGCAAATTTACAAGAGAGAAGAGTATCTATAGCTAATTTTCTTACTTCGAAATATCTAGGTTCTTCAGGTACAAGATTATTTGTCACTCTCATTAAATGCCTCCTTGAATGCGACTGATAATAAATCAATCATTTTATCTAAATCTTCATCTGTCATATTATCAGAAGCTCTTCTGATAGCACGAATAGTTTTTTCTTTTTTGGATTCAACAATTGATGAATCATTTTTTTCTCTAATTAAATCTTCTACATTTACATGAAAATAGTCAGCTAAAAGTTGCATTTTATCTGGTCTAGGAAAATTTATACCATGATACCAACCAGATACAGTTGTTAAACTGATATTTAAGTCTCTAGAAATATCTGTTTGCGTTTTACTGTTTATTTTCATATATTTTAACAAATTGTTTTGAAAAATATTTCTTACGTCATCACTCATTTTTTATTCACCACCTACTATTATATTACTCTTTAAAAGTAGTTAAAGCAACAAAAAGTGAAAAAAACTACGTTTTAAAAGTTGACACTACGGTTTAAAAGTAGTATTGTATAAACAGGAGGTGAGATAAATGCCAAGCGAAGAAGGGGTTCAAATTCGTATTTCATTAGAAGCAGCTAGAGTGAATGCTGAATTATTACAAAAAGATGCTGCTAAACTTATTGGTATTTCATTAAAAACATTACAAAATTATGAGAATGGTAAAACAAAACCAAATTGGGATACTTTAATTAAAATGTCAAATATTTATAATATTCCTATTGGAATGTTAAATTGTAGGTATTAATTTTTTTACCTATAACTACGGTTTAAAAGTAGTAACTCATTTAAATAATTACTGATCATCCAGGAATCAATCTCTAATAAAGCCTATTTTATTAGATTCCTAAAATTAATTGATCATAGAAACACTAACTTAAAACAAATTTCTTTTTTAATACAATACGTGAAACTTTCATTTTGTAATAGAGGTTGGTTCCTTGATGGTCAGTAGTAGAAAGGAGAAAAAGAAATGGAACAAAAAGACCAAATGGCTATTATCAAATTCAAAATTAAAAATGAAAGAAAGCATTTAAAAGAACTTATTGAGCTTAAGGAAAAAGCTAGAAAGGAATTTGAAGAATGTCTAGCAGAAAACTATTCTTCAAAATTAACTGTATATAAATCAGCAATCTTAAATGTTTCAAGACAATATTTAAGATTAAGCACAATTATAGAAGTTGCCTGTGCATTAGATTTGATTTCAAGTATTGAGTTTGCAAAGTTATCAAGCGAAATAAGTGGATTGGTTTTCTAAGAAAGGAGGGGAATAGCATGGCGTATCAACTACAACTAGTACTATTGGATAGTAAGAAACTTTCATTGGAGATAGCAAAAAGTAATTGTTCAGTTACAGCTTTTTCAAAGAAATGTGGAGTACACCGCCAAACTATTGCTGAAATCATCAATAGAGGAGTCAGCTGTAGATTTTTAACAGCTTATAAAATTGCAAAAGGTTTAAATTTAGAAGTTGAAGATCTTTTATTAAAGGAGGGATAGTCCATGGATGAAAACAACATTTCAGTTGAAGAAGTTATGAAGATTACTCATAAGAGTAGAGAATTCATCATCAATGCAATTCAACAAGGATGCTTTCCAGGAAGTGTTGCAATAGCTAACAAAAGAAGAAACGTACACATTCCAAGAAAAGCATTTGAGGACTACATGAATAAATTCAGTAGAAGTCCAAGTGAGCAATTGATCATTGCATTGCTTAATTCTTTAAATGAAAAAAGTGCCCTTGAAAAAAGGACACACAACATAGCACATAAATTATAAACAAATTCGGGAGGAATTGCAAATATGAGATTGACTAAAAAAGCTCAGGTTACTTTGTTTGGGCTTTGTGTCTTCGGTTTGGTTCTTAGTGGTACTGGTTATGCTCAAGCAAAATCAACACAAGCAGCTTATGAAGAACAAAGCAAACAAATGGAATTATACAAGCAAGAGTTGAAAGAAACTCAAAACCAACTCAATGAATATGTTCAGTACAAAGCCATGTACGAATGTATCCAGGTAGAAAGAAATCAGCTTCAAGAACAGGTTGACGAACTTTCTAAATGAAAAGCACTTGGCCAGTTTACCATAACATATTATTGGCCAGGAGAAGACATCTATGGAAGTTTAACTTCTACAGGTGCAATTGCACAAGAAGGTAAAACCATTGCGGTAGATCCTTCAATCATTCCATATGGTTCTACAGTTTTGATAGATGGAAAAGAATATCTAGCTCAAGACTGCGGAGGAGCTATCAAAGGAAACAAAATTGATATCTTTAGTGAATATCCAAAACAAGAAAGATATCAAGTAGAAATATACATCAAGAGGGAGAAATAAAAATGGATAAGTTATTAGAAAGTATTATTCAAGCTGCTAAAGAAGCAGGAGTAAAAGATATAGACATTGCCAAAAACTGTCTAGAAAATTTGATAAATGAAATTGATGATACAGATAAATTATCAGCCGTTAGTTTAGAATCAAGAATTTATTATGAAAATGATAATTTGGTTGTCGATTGCGTCGCAGTATCAGATAAATTCGGATTTGGATTTTTAAAAGATTCATTTGGTATTTCAAAAAAAGAAGTATTGGATATTTATAACCCAGCAGTTCTTGAATTTACAAAGTGTACACTTAAATTTCAAGAATTAATTGTAAGCAAGATTCACGAAATGGAAGGGGAAAGTAAAGATGTCAGTGAAGATTAATGCATTGGAGTTAGAAAACGTTAAAAGAATCAAAGCAGTTAAGATTGATCCAACACAAAATGGATTGACTATTATTGGTGGGGACAATAACCAAGGTAAGACTTCGGTACTTGACAGTATCGCATGGGCTTTAGGTGGAGATAAAAACAAGCCCAGCAACGCTGCAAGAGAAGGCTCAACTATTCCACCAGTTTTAAAAGTTACATTAAGCAATGGAATTATCGTTGAAAGAAAAGGAAAGAACAGTTCTTTAAAAGTTACTGATCCTAGCGGTAAGAAAGCAGGACAAAACTTGTTGAATTCTTTTATTGAACAGCTTGCGTTGGATTTACCAAAATTCATGAATAAATCCAACAAAGAAAAAGCAGATGTTCTTTTAAATATTATTGGAGTTGGAGAACAATTAGCTGTTTATCAAAAACAAGAAAATGAGCTTTATCAGGAAAGATTGACAGTAGGTCGTATTGCTGATCAAAAAGCTAAGTTTGCTAAGGAACAACCGTTCTTTGAAGATGTACCTAAGGATTTGGTAAGTCCTCAAGATTTAATCAATCAGCAACAAGCTATTCTTGCTCAAAATGGTGAGAACCAAAGAAAAAGAGAAAAGGTCACTCAATATGAGTATCAGGTTAAAACCTTAACTGATGAAGTAGTTCGCTATGAACAAATGCTAAATCAAAAGAAAGAGGAATTGAACAAGGCTACATATGATTTAAGCGTGGCCAAGACAGATGCTTTAGATTTATTGGATCAATCAACTGATGAACTAGAAAAGAACCTAGCTGAAATTGAAGAAACAAATCGCAAGGTTAGAGCAAATCTTGATAAGGAAAAAGCTGAAGAAGAAGCAAAAGGATATAAGTCACAATATGACAACCTTACAAATCAAATTGAAGATGTACGTAAACAAAAATATGACTTATTGAACAATGCGGATTTACCATTGCCTGAATTAAGTATTGAAGATAATGAATTGACTTACAAAGGAAAAAAATGGGACAGCATGAGCGGAAGTGACCAATTAAGAGTTTCTACTGCTATCGTTCGTAAATTAAATCCTGATTGCGGTTTTGTCTTATTAGACAAGCTAGAACAAATGGATCTAAAAACTTTAACAGAGTTCAATGCATGGCTTGAACAAGAAGGACTACAAGCTATTGCAACAAGAGTATCTACTGGTGATGAATGTTCAGTAATCATTGAAGATGGCTATGTAAAAGAAAATGTCTCTTCTAAATCCGTTCAACCAGTAAATACTCAACCGACATGGAAAGCAGGTGAATTCTAATGGATTTTGAAATTACTGAAGGAGTAATAAACGGAGCACAAAAAGTTGTTTTCTATGGTCCTGAAGGAATTGGTAAAACAACTTTTGCAATGAAATTTCCAGATCCTTTATTTATTGATACTGAAGGATCTACTAAAAAATATGATGTAAGAAGATTACCAAAGCCAACGAGCTGGCAAATGCTGATTGCGGAAGTTCAATCAGTCATTCAAAAAAGAAACTGTAAAACACTAGTTATCGATACTGCCGACTGGGCTGAAAGATTATGTACGGAAGCTATCTGTGCAAAACATGGTAAATCAGGTGTAGAAGAATTTGGATATGGTACAGGTTATACCTATATTGCTGAAGAATGGGGAAGATTTCTTAATCTTCTCCAAGATGTCGTAGATGTGGCCAATATCAATGTTCTTTTAACGGCTCATGCGACTATTCGTAAATTTGAACAGCCTAATGAAATGGGTGCTTACGATCGCTATGAATTAAAGCTTGGAAAGAAAACAACAGCACAAACTGCACCTCTTACAAAAGAGTGGGCAGACATGGTCTTATTTGCAAACTACAAAACATTCAGCGTGGCTGTAGATGATAAAGGTAAAAAGCATAAGGCACAAGGTGGTCAACGTGTCATGTATACATCACATCACCCTTGCTGGGACGCAAAGAATAGGGATGGATTACCTGAAGAACTGCCACTTGATTTTGGAGCAATTGCTCATTTATTTGCTCACCAATTAAATGAGAATGTTGCACCTGCACCAGTAGTAAACACTACACCTGTTATGAATACTGTTCCTCCAGTTTCTCGAGAAGAACCAAAAGTTGAGGAAATCAAAGTAGATAAGGAATTACAAACAGGTGGAATTCAAGAAGCAGCACCTACTGTAAATGCAGCTTCAGTACAACAAACTGTACAAAGTATGATTCCAAAACCATTGAGGGATTTAATGGATCAAAATCTTGTAACTGAAGAAGAAGTTAGAAAAGCGGTCAGCTTCAAAGGATATTATCCTGAAGATACACCAATTGATAATTATGATCCAAACTTTATCAATGGAGTATTAATAGGTGCTTGGCCACAAGTATTAAAAATTATTAACGAAAATATCAGAGCGTTTTAGGAGGATGATTAAATGGATGCATATAACAACGGGATGAATAACGGAATGATGGAAGGTCATGAATTAGGATGGGATGATACCATCCAAGAAGAAAGTGAGTTCATTATCTTACCTGCAGGTGATTATGACTTTACTGTAAAAAGTTATGAAAGAGGAAGATTCAACGGCTCTGAAAAGATGTCGGCCTGTAATCAAGCAATCGTAAGTATTGCTATCAACTATAACGGTAAAGAAGTCATCATTAAACATAGATTATTACTTCATACAAAAGTTGAAAGAATCTTAAGTGAATTCTTTAGAGGGATTGGACAAAAGAAAAAAGATGAACCATTAAAGATGAACTGGACAATGGTTCCTGGTTCAACAGGACGCTGTAAGATTGGTACAAGAACTTACAATGGCAATGAATACAATGAAATCAAAAAATTCTATCCAAAAGATGAAATGCCAGTTACACCACAAGCAACACCTAACTATAATCCAGGACAATTCTAATGCAGTTAAGATCTTATCAACAAGAGGCACATGATTCTATATTTGAAGAATGGAACAAGGGAGTTCAAAAGACTCTCCTTGTTTTGCCTACTGGTTGTGGAAAAACAATCGTCTTTGCTGAGGTTGCCAAAGACTGCGTAAAAATTGGGGATAGAGTTCTTATTATGGCACATAGAGGGGAACTGCTTGAACAGGCAAGTGACAAGATTGCTAAGTCAACAGGACTTAAATGTGCTATGGAAAAAGCAAAAGAAACATGTATTGGAAGCTGGTTCAGGATTGTTGTTGGTTCAGTACAGACACTACAAAGAACCAAGAGATTAGAACAGTTTCCAAAAGATTATTTTGACACGATCATTATTGATGAAGCACATCATTGTTTAAGTGATGGTTATCAAAGAGTATTGGAATATTTTGACAGCGCTAAAGTATTAGGTGTAACGGCTACACCTGATAGAGGAGATATGAGAAATCTAGGAAGCTTCTTTGAAAGTCTAGCTTATCAGTATACACTTCCAAAAGCTATCAAAGAAGGGTATCTAACACCTATAAAGGCACTTACGTTACCGCTAAAGATGGATTTGTCCGGGGTCGGAGTTCAGTCTGGTGACTTCAAGGTAAGTGATATAGGAACTGCGTTGGATCCTTATCTTGAACAGATAGCAAAGGAAATGAAAAAGTATTGTAAAGATAGAAAGACAGTTGTTTTTCTTCCTTTAGTCAAAACTTCTCAAAAGTTCAGAGATATTTTAAATTCTAATGGATTTAAGGCTGCAGAAGTCAATGGAGACAGTAAGGATCGTGCGGAAATATTAAAAGATTTTGAAAATGACAAATACAACGTCTTATGTAATTCAATGCTGTTAACTGAAGGATGGGATTGCCCTAGTGTTGACTGCATTATCGTTTTGCGACCAACGAAAGTGAGAAGCTTATACTCACAAATGGTCGGTCGTGGTACTCGTCTATGTGAAGGCAAGGACCACCTGTTACTACTTGATTTTTTATGGCATACGGAACGCCATGAATTATGTCATCCAGCCAACTTGATTTGTGAAAATGATGAAGTGGCCAAACAGATGACAAAGAATTTAGAAGATAAAGCAAGTGCATCACTTCCTGAAGATGTACTTGAAGCAATAGATATAGAGGATGCTGAAAAAGAAGCTCAAAGTGATGTCATTGCTCAAAGAGAGGAATCGCTTGCTAAACAGCTTGCTGAAATGAGAAAACGCAAAAGAAAACTTGTTGATCCATTACAGTTTGAAATGAGTATTATGGACCAAGACTTACAAAGTTACACACCATCATTTGGATGGGAAATGGCACCAGCAAGTGAAAAACAAATAAAGGCATTGGAAAAATATGGAATCTATCCTGACAGTGTCGACAATGCTGGAAAAGCAACTTTGCTGTTAGACAGATTGCATAAAAGACAAGAAGAAGGATTGGCTACACCTAAACAAATTAGGCTGTTAGAAAACAAAGGATTCAAACAAGTGGGAACATGGTCTTTTGAATCGGCTAGAAAATTAATCAATAGAATAGCTGCTTCAGGGTGGAGAGTTCCTAATGGAATAGATCCTGCAACATATAAAGAAGGAGATTAAAAGTGGAGTATACAACTGATTTATTAGAAATACTGAATAATATTGATCCTTCTCTTCTTGATTATCAGGAATGGTGCTGTGTTGGTATGGCACTTAAATTTGAAGGATATACCGCTAGTGACTGGGATTCATGGAGTCAGCGTGATTCTAAAAGATACCATAAAAATGAATGTTACAGAAAATGGGATTCTTTTACTGGTTCTGGTGTAACGGGTGGAACCATAGTTCAGTATGCTAAAAATCAGGGATGGGTTCCACCAATGATAAACCAAGAAAGTGGCCATGAGCTTGATTGGGATGATGTTATTGAAAAAGATGAACAGGTCATTATCGATAAGAACTGGATAGAAGGCAGAGAAGTAAGAGAGCCTACTAATTGGAATCCAGTCAATGAACTTATTACTTATTTGGAAATCCTGTTTGACTCTACTGAAAATGTTGGTTACGTTACAAAGACATGGCTTAAAGATGAAAAGCATTTACCTACTCAGGGATGTTGGGACAGGACTGCAGGAAAGCTCATACAACAGTTAAATAAGTGTGATGGCGATATTGGGGCTGTTTTAGGCGATTACAACAAAGAAGCGGGTGCATGGATACGATTTAACCCATTAGACGGAAAAGGCTGTAAGAACTCAAATGTAACGGATTTTAAGTATACTCTTGTAGAAAGTGACTCAATGCCAATAGCTGAACAGAATGTAGTATTGAGAGAATTGGAATTGCCGATAGCATGTTTGGTTCATTCAGGAGGTAAAAGCCTTCATGCAATCGTAAGAATTGAAGCAAATGATATGAGAGAATATCGTAAGCGTGTTGATTATCTTTACAACATCTGTAAAAAGAATGGTCTTGATGTAGATACACAAAATAGAAATCCCTCACGTTTATCAAGGATGCCAGGGGTTATCAGAAATGGTAAAAAACAATTCTTGGTTGACACCAATATTGGTAAGGAGTCATGGGATGAATGGTACGAATGGATTGAAAGTATCAATGATGATTTGCCTGAACCTGAATCTTTAGTTGAATGTTGGAATAATTTACCACAGTTAGCTCCACCTCTTATTGAAGGAATATTGAGGCAAGGTCATAAGATGCTGGTTGCTGGGCCATCTAAAGCAGGTAAATCATTTACGCTTATAGAATTATGTATTGCCATTGCTGAAGGAAAGAAGTGGTTGAACTGGCAATGCGCACAAGGAAAAACATTATATGTCAATTTGGAGCTTGATAGACCATCATGCTTGCACAGGTTCAAGGATGTTTATAATGCACTCGGTATTAAGCCAAATAACCTTACTAATATCGATATTTGGAATTTAAGGGGTAAATCTATTCCTATGGATAAACTCGCTCCTAAATTGATTAGAAGGGCATCTAAGAAAGACTACATAGCTGTAGTCATAGATCCAATCTATAAAGTTATTACGGGTGATGAAAACAGTGCGGACCAGATGGCCAACTTCTGTAACCAGTTCGATAAGATTTGTAATGAATTAGGTACATCCGTTATTTACTGCCACCACCATTCAAAAGGTTCACAAGGTGGGAAAAGAAGTATGGACCGTGCCAGCGGTTCAGGAGTATTTGCACGTGATCCTGATGCATTGCTTGACTTGATTGAATTGGATCTAAATGAAGCACATTACAAACAGTTAAGAAATATGAATGCTTGCAGATGCTGCGTTGACTATCTAAGAGCAAACAGACCTGAACTGTTAAATGAACTTTCACAAGATGATGTTCTTTCTCAAAGTATCATGATTGATTTCTGTAAAAGAAAATTTGGTCATGATTACTACAAGGAACTGGACATGCTTGTAAATGAGGCAAGGGACAAAGCTACATCAATTACAGCGTGGAGAATTGAAGGAACATTGAGAGAATTCTCTAAGTTTCCACCAGTTAATCTTTATTTTGAATATCCAGTACATGTCGTTGATCAAGACGGAGTCCTTCAAGATATTGATCCTGATGATGTCAAACCTCAATGGCAAAAGGCCAAAGAAAAGAGACAGGAACAGGCTGAAAAAAATAAAAACAAGAAAGTAAATCAGTTTGAAATTGAGTTCTCAAACATTGAAATAGAAGGTAGAGAGGTACCTGCAGAAGAGCTTGCAAATAAGTTAAATACAACTCCTAAAACGTTACTTGCATGGCTTGGAAAAAGTAAAAAGCGCAATGAAGATTTAGCTGAAAATTTTGAAGCTTATTATGGTGAAGATGGTAAAAGATGCATTAAAAGAAAGGATAAATAGGGGTGCGCTCGACCATGGTGCGTCGCAGGTTTCGCGCAGGGGTGCGCTCGACCTATATATATAAATATATATAAATATTTTGGCGCACCCCCTCTAACGCGGAGGTAAGTGTCGTGCGACAGCTTACGCACGACGACCACTCACCCCGCACGCTAGAGGGCACCAAACCTAGAACACCCTAGTTAAAAAATGGAGAAAAACAAAAAAAGAAAAATTGAATTTTTTATGCCTATGATTCCACCTACAACAACTGCTCAACAGCACAAGGTAAACATGGGTACTAAAAAGTTTTATGATCCACCAGAACTTAAAACGGCAAAGGAAAAACTCAAAGCTCATTTGATACCGCATATTCCTGATAAGCCTTTTGATGGGCCTTTAAGATTAATTGTCAGGTGGTGCTTTCCAATTGCTGGTAAACATCATGATGGAGAGTACAAACATACCAAGCCTGATACGGATGATCTAAACAAGTCATTGAAAGACATCATGGAGAAGTTGGGGTTCTATGTGAATGATTCCAGAGTGGCCAGTGAGCTGATTGAAAAGTTCTGGGCGGAAATACCGGGTATATATATTCGATTGGAGGAATTGGAATGATTAAAACAACTAACATCAATGAGTACATCTCATTACAGGTTCTTAAAAATTACTGTTACTCTCATGGAGAAGATGAATGCAAAAACTGTAAGCTAGACCCCGTATGCAAATGTATGAGCAAAATTCCTGCAGAATGGGATTTAGAACATTGTCCAGTAAATGAAGGTGATTCCAAATGAGAAAAGAAGATATTGCAAAGCCAGTAGATCGTAAGAAATGTCCAACCTGTAAATACTACAATCCAAACAAGAAACGTTGTTCATTGAGAATGTGCAAAGATCAACCGAGCTTATTTGATTACATTGGGAACAGGTTTTAATAAAAATGGATGAAGTTGATTTTTATTTAAAAGATTTGGAAAGCAAATTTAAGAAAATTGATAAAAGTAAATACTATCTTTCCTATTCTGGTGGGAAAGATAGTCATTTCTTATATTGGTTTATCAAAGAGTATTTGCATGATGATGAAATTGAAATTATTTCTGTAAATACATACATGGAACATCAAGAAATTTTAAAACGTATGTTAGAAAATGCTGATCGTATTTTATTGCCAGCAATGAAACCTTTTGAAATAAAAGAAAAATATGGTAGTCCTTGCTTTTCAAAACTTCAAGATGAATATATCGAAAGATATCAAAATGGATGTAGAACAGATTCGTTAATGATGCATGTTCATGGATATGTATTTACTGGTAAGAATGGAGTTAAATATACTACGCTTTTCAAATTGAATAAAACAGCAAAAGAGTTGTTGCTATCGAACAACTTGCATAAAGTATCACCTAAATGCTGTAAGTATTTAAAGAAAGAACCTTTTAAACAATTTGAAAAACAAACAGGTAAAAAAGCTATTTTAGGTGTGCGAGGGGGGAGAGCAACTTGAGAAAATCAAAATATAAAAGTTGCTTTACCAAAGATAAAAAATTTACTCCTTTGCACGATTTAAGCGACGAACTATTGGAAAAAATCTATAAGAAGTTCAATATCGAAATACCAAAAATATATGATCATGTTTCTAGAACTGGATGTATGGGATGTCCGTACGGTAGCTGGAAAGGTGAAACAAAAAAAGAATTAGATTTATTATCTGATTCAAAAAGAAGATTTGTAATTGAATACTTTAAAGAATCTTATGACGTATTAGGAATTGATTACAAGCATAAACAAGAACAATTAGAGTTGAAGTAAAGAAGATTAAGAAAGGTTAAGGAATTATGACAGCACAAGAAATGTTTGAAGAAATTGGATTACAAGAATTAAAGTTTAATTCCGAAGAAATGATGTATGATGATGAAGAAAATGACTTATTAAATACATATGTTTCGTTTAATAAATCACGATCTTTTAGAGATGATAGACAAAAACCAAGAAATGAAATTGAAATATGTTTTTATCCAGATGAAGGCTTTGATTTTGATAAATTTATTGCAGCAGTTAAAAAGAAAATGGAAGAAAAAGGGTGGATATAATGGATAATTTTTTAAATCAAGTTGAAAAAATGTGTCATGCTATAGGATTTGAGCCTACTGAAACTAGAAAAAATCAAAGAGTGCATGAATATTATAGAAACTACTTTTGTGCAGGTGGAAAAGATAAAGAAACTTGGGAAGAACTCGTTAAACTAGGATATGCTAAAAAAACACCCAGTACAATCATAAATGATTACTACTATTATGTAACACAAGCAGGATTAGATTTCTTAAGTAGTATTTATAAGATTAAGTTTAAACCAATGAAATAGGAGAGAAAATAAATGAAAAAAGTATTAATCATATTAGCAAGTGTATTTGTTTTAACTGGATGTTCAAAAGCATCTAGAGTTAATCATAACATTAGAGAAGATACTAACAACTTTAAAATCACAAGAAAGGTTGTTGCTCTTAATACAAGAACAAATGATCCATTGTTCACTGTTGAGGGAAAGATTTCCCTTGATAGTGACGAAGATGGAGATTTAAACGTAACAATCAAAACAGGAAAAGATAAATATAAGTTATTCTATGCTCATTTATCAAATGATGTTACATACACTTGCATTCAAACAGAAGCTAAGAAAGAAAATCCTTATGCTTATGACATTCAATTCTTTCCAGCAAAAGAAATTATTGAAAATGGGATTATAGATATTAAATCAAGTGAGTAGGAGTGATAGACAATGTACATTAACCCATTTTGGTGTGGAGTTGCAGCAACTATCCTTGTCGAATTGGCAGGGATAATCGCTTATGCAATTTATCAAGATCATAAAAATTAGAAGGAGGACAATACTAGATGATAACAATACACACATTATCAATCATGCGTAACGAAATTCGCGTATATAAGAGTTTAATCAAGGAACGTGACAAATTAATCAAGGATTATCAAACACCTCTTAAAAGGCTTGAAAATGATCTTTTAGAGGTTGAGGAAAAATTGAAGCTTATCAAATCTCCTGGTAAGGGGGATGGGTTAGGTGGATTTGTTCAAGACAGTGTAGACAAGTACAACTACTTGATTGATAAAAAAGATGAATTGAGAAAGTCAATTGTTGATTACGTTCAGTCAAATGAAAAAGAATATTTAGAAGATTTAGAACATTGGAATGTGCGTATTGCTAGTGTTGAATATTACCTCAACAAGATGGATGCACTTGATAGAAAATTCATAGAAGACTTCTATTACAATCTTACAAAGACTCAATGTATGGATAGATACAACATTAATAATGTAAATAGTTTGTATCGAAAAGCTGATAAAATTCTTAAAAATTTACTAGAAAAATCACTCTAGGTATAAGATTTACATTTGATTTGGTGCTATTATGTTATTGTAAGGTTTCGGCAAAAGAGAGACGTTACTTTTCCCTAAAGATGTATTATTTTGAAAAGCTCTTGTTTCAGGGGCTTTTTAGTTTGGAATTATTAATTTTCTTGTTTATGAGGTTTTGTTGAGGTATAATTATCTCACTTGAACAATATATATGAGGTAAAAGAATGTTTGGAAAAAAGGAATATGTAAAATATGTATATGTAAATGAGCGGGATAGCTCAAAAAAATTAGATGATCAAGTAGAAAAAATGAGAAGGTTTTGGTGGCCGTTTTCTATGTTTGTCATTGCTATGGGTGTTATTTCATTATTTACTGCAGGAATTATATTTGATAAAAAAATATCGATTAGTATAATGAATTCATGGGTAGGAATTGTTCTAGGATTGGTTGCTACAGTGATTGGTATTATTTCCATGTTTTTGAGCTTTTACAATTTGGATCAAAGTATAAAAACACAGGATAAAACATTGGCTTCAATTAATAATATAAAAAATGAAATAATAAATTATGTAGATAAGACTTCAAAAGAAACGCAAGATGTAATTAGAAAATCGCAAGAGACACAAGTATCATTTGCTAAATCAAATGTTATAAAACCATCTTTTGAAAGTATGGGAGGTAAAGCAGAAAATGATTAATGAAATAGCTGGTAATTTTTTGTTGTGTGAGAAATATGATGAAGAAACGAATAGTATTGTTAATATTTTCGATAACTTATATGTTGATGAAAATTTACAAGCAAACTTCGATGTGGTTTTACAGATTAACATTTATTCAAGTGAAAAATATTCACCAAATAAATATCACATATATACTTTTTTTAAAGAAAATAATAACCACGCAGAAGGATTAGGAATGTATTTGGGAAAAATACAGTTACCCCCTGATGATAAAAAAGAGCATACGAAAGATATACATTCCTATAGACATAGACATACTTTTTCACTCAGAGACCTTGCTTTTCCAAAGATAGGTTCTTATTATATAGAGTGTTTTGTTTCTGATAAGGAATACCCAGATGATAATATATCCAAACTTTATAAAAATGTAGCAAGTCCAGAAACTTTATTAGATACTTTAACGTTCAATGTAAAAGTTAAATCATAAATGAAAAATTATAGATAAGAGAGCAACTTCGGTTGCTTTTTATTTTGCTAAAAATACGGAGGTGGTGATATGGCTTGAAAGAGAAATACGAGTTAGCATACCAGGATTATTTGGACGGGATGAAATACAAAGATATAGCTGCTAAATATGGTGTGTCAGTTAGTGCTGTCAAGTCATGGAAAAGTCGCTACTGGAAGGATAAAAAGTTGCAACCAAAAAAACCAAAGGTTGCAACCAAAAAGGTCGCTAAAAAGATAGCAAAGAAAATAGTTGAAAATGATGAGCTGGATGATCAGCAACAAAAGTTTTGTGTTTACTTTGTTAAATATCATAATGCAACTAAGGCATATCAACTAGCTTATGGTGCCAAATACACAAGCGCTATGGTTCTGGCTTGTAATTTAAGAAAAGAGCCAAAAATTCAAGAAGAAATAAAACGATTAAAAGAGATTATGTATCAGGATATTCTTCTTGATCCACAGGACATTGTTCAAAGATACATTGATATTGCATTTTTAGATGAATGCGAAATGGATGGGAAAGCCATTAAAATGGCTGATTCATTAAAGGCACTAGAATGGCTGTCTAAACATATGAACATGGCCAATGAAGAACAAAAAGCTAAAATCAATCTTCTTAAAGCTCAAGTAGCTCAAATGAACGTTACAAATAATGAAGAAACAAATAAGGTTGTGATTGTAAATGACTTGCCAAACGGTAAAACTGAGTGACATATTAATTCCTAAATATCATGATACATTCAATGATATTAGTTATCTTCATAAGATTTTTACTAGCGGGCGTGCTGGTACTAAATCATCACGCGGAGCTATTAGAGCGGTATATAAGATTGTAAGTGATCCATCATGTTCAGTTGTTGTTATGCGTAAGTTTCATAACAAGCTGAAGAAAACAGTTTTCAAAGAAACTTTAAGGGCAATCAAACGTTTAGGACTTGATAAAAAGGATTTTAAAATTACCGTTTCACCTATGGAAATCAAATATCTTCCTAATGGAAACACTATTTATTTTACTGGTAATGATTCTATTGATGATACAAAAGGTATGATTGATGAAGAAAAACCTATCAAACTCGTTGAAGTAGATGAATTGACTGAGTTTTTCGACAAGGGAGACGGTGAAGACGAGCTTGTAAACATTATGGCCACATTTGTACGTGGTAATGATGATGAGTTTTGTATGGAATACTACTTCAATCCACCAAAGAATGATAAATCTCCAGTTATGCAATGGGTCCATAAAATGGAACAAAGGCCTGACTGTATTAGAGTACATAATGATTATAGAGATGTACCTATTGAATGGTTGGGTAAAAAACTTATTCAAGAAGCTGAAAATATGAAAGCTGCAGATGAAAAAATGTATGAGTGGCTTTGGCTAGGTTTATGTACTGGTCTTGATGAACTTGTTTATTATATGTTCAATGAAGACGTTCATGTAAAAGAACCAACAAAAGAAGATATTAAAAACATTCGTTTTATTGTGTGTGGTGTGGATTATGGTCAAATGAATGCCACGACCTACCAATTCTTTGGCATGGATTTCAAAAACAAATGTATTCGTGGAATTGATGAATTTTATCATTCAGGACGTGAAAGTGGAAAGCAAAAATCTCCAAGTGAATATGCTTTAGAATTCAAGAAAAAGAAAGAAGAAATTGAAGCATACACAAAGAAAAAAGTCTTATATGTTTATATTGATCCATCAGCAAAAGGACTTGCTGAAGAAATCAAAAGAACTTGCCCTGGTATAAATATTATCGATGCAAATAACACGGTCAAATTAGGTATCACAAGAGTACAGAAGTTAATGGCTCTAGGACACCTATTTTTTTCGCCTAAGCAACGACATTTGATTGAAGAGGAGTATTTATACAGTTATGACAAAGACCTCTTAGACAAAGGAAAAGAAGAGGTAATAAAAGACCATGACCATTGTATGGATGGTAAAAGATATGCAGTCATGGGCTTATGGAAATATATTAAGCAACTTCTACCGTTGCTGGAAAAGGAGGAATAAGATGGTTAATGAAAATGCTACCTTAGTAACGAATATCAAAGGCTATTTGAAACAGTTAGGATATGATGTCATTGACAGTGAATATTATAACCACATCAATGAATGGTATAACTGGTATCGTAATAAAGTGGATAGCTTTAGAAAATACAATATCTATAACGGTTATCAATTTGTAGAAAAAGAAAGATTTACTTTGGGAATGCCGAAACAAGTTTCTGAAGACTGGGCATCATTGCTTTACAATGACAATACTTCAATAACTGTTGGTGAAGAACAACAAACTGATTTAGATATAGCGTTGTTTGATAACAAGTTTTCTCAAAAGTTTGCAAAGCTGATGGAATTAACCTTTGCGTTAGGTACGGGTGCTACTGTTGTTTATAAAAAAGATGGTGATGTAAAAATTGATTACATCAATGCTTTGATGATTTTTCCTATTCATGTAGAGAATGATGAAATTATCTCATGTGCATTTGCTAGTGTTATCAATGATTGTTACTATGTCAACATTCATATAAAAGAAGATGATCATTATAAAATTATCAACAAATACATCAAAAAAAGCGGAAATAGTTTTGTTGAAGTTGAAGGTGGTCAAGCTGAAGAAGAAACTACAGAAACAGTTAAAATGTTTCAAATCTATAAGCCTAACATTACAAATAACATAGATATCTTCAGTCCATTTGGAATCAGCTGTTTTGGAAATGCTATTTGTGAAAATAAGGATGTAGATATTTGTTATGATTCATTCAAAGATGAATTTGATTTAGGAAGAAAAAGATTAATGTTGCCAACTGAAACATTGACTTATAGAACTTTGGTAGACAAAGATAATAAAGAAATGGAGGTTCCTATTTTTGACAGAGAACAAACAGAGTTTTATGCGTTGCCAATCAATGATGATGGTAGTAACAATGGAATAACTGAAATCAATCCTACTTTAAGAGTAACGGAACATATAGATGCTTTACAAACAAAGCTTAATCTGCTTTCTAGTGCTTGTGGATTAGGTCCTGATAGATATTCATTCAAGGATGGAAAAGTTTATACAAATGAAACACAGGTCATTTCAACTAATTCAAAATTGTATAAGAATATCAAAAATCATGAAAAGCTTTTAACTTCCTCATTAAGTGAATTAGTACAGGCAGTTTTATATGCAGTTACTGATCATGAATATGAAGGAGATATTTCTATTGATTATGATGACAGTATTGTTGAAGATACTGCCGAAATCAAAAGGCAGGCTCTTTTAGAATTAAATGCAGGACTGATTGACAATATTCAATATTATATTGATGTCTATAAGATGACTGAAGAACAGGCCATTGAATTTGATAAGAAAATTAAAGAACGTTCTCCAGTTGAAGAAGAACCGCCTGAAGAGGAATAATTAAATGCTAGACGATAAACAGTTTGAAGATTTAATTAGACCTATTTCTAATATTTATAGTGATATTGAATATGAGCTTTTAATGGAGATAGCCTCAAGATTTAAGAATTATGATAGTTTATCAGGAAGTTTTGAATGGTACACTAAAAAGCTTGATGAATTAGGTGGCTTAAATCAAGAAGCAGTTAGAATTATAGCCAAATACTCAAACAAGACCGAAAAAGAAGTCAAACGAGTTTTAGAAAAGGCTGGTTATGATGCTATACCTTTGCAGGAATACAAAAGAATATATGATGCAGGAGGAATTCCAATAGATCCTTCAACCATTACAATTACAAGAGTTCTTGAAAATTCATTTGTTGAATCTAAAGAACTTTTTAAATTGATTAATACAAAGGCAGTTGAAGGGACAAAAAAAGCTTATATGGATATTCTCAATCAAGCTTATTTAGAGGTAAGTGGTGGTTATTATGACTACAATACTTCTATTCAAAAGGCTTGTAAGAAGATGGCCAATAAAGGTATTTCATGTGCCACTTATCAAAGAAGCAACGGTAAGACGGTTCAAATGTCTATTGAATCAGTTGTTAGGAGAGATACTCTTACTTCTATCAATCAAACAGCAAATAAAGCCAATGATAAATTCATTGATGAATTAAAAGCTAAACACGTTTATGTTACTGAACATGCAGGAGCAAGGAATAAAGGTGTTGGTTGGCAAAATCATGAAAGTTGGCAAGGAAAAGTTTATTTGATTGAAGGCAGTGATGATAAATATAAAAACTTTAAGACAACTACTGGATATGGAAAAGTTGATGGTTTAGCAGGTGTTAATTGTCGTCATAGTCATTATGCTTTCTTCCCTGGATTTAGTGTTATACCTAAAAGTCCATCATATAACCCAAAGCTTTATGATCTAACTCAAAAACAAAGATATTTCGAAAGAGGTATTCGTAAATGGAAAAAGCAGTTAGCAATCTATGAAGGTCTTGAAGATGATGTAAATATTGCTGTTTGCAAAAAGAAAGTAAAAGAATGGCAAAATAATTTACAAAAATTCATTGATGAACATGAAGAACTAAAACGTGATTATTCAAGAGAGAGGGTGTATTGATGGGATGGATAACAAAAGATGGTCATAGAGTATTTATAGAGGACTTACATAGTGCTTTATCAGAACATTATGATGATGGTAAAATGCCTACTGTTTATTTAGAAAAGAAAGAGTATGCAACTGTCATTAGTGAAATCAATACTTATTACAAAAAGGAATACGATAATAAAAAAGTACTCCGTAAAGCAATAGGAGATTATGTTTACACCTTTGAAAATCACGGATATAATAATTATAGAATTGTTGATAAAGTGAAAATAGACGAGGATGATGAATGATGAAGGAAAATAGAAAAAAAATGAATTCTCTGTTAAAGCAAATATGTGATGTTCCATCTTATGAAAATGATTTTATTGTAGGTGTGAATGCTGACCTTAAAACAGATAACCAAGTTAATGAGATGTTGGGTTGGTTAGAAAAACATACTAACAGTAATCTAAATACTGATGAAGTTACTGTAAAATCAATGGAAATAAGACATGGCAAAAAGTTAAATGTAAATGGTGTTACTGCAAGAAATTAATAAAAAGTAAGAGGATTGTAATAAATATGATGAGCAAGTTTTTATAACTTGCTTTTTTTGTACTCAATTTTAAGAAAGGAGGAAGTCTATTCTATGGCTGAAGGATTAAGACCACATCGTCATCAAGAGTTTGAATATAGAACCGTTCGATACTTTGATAAGAAAAGACATGTGTTTGTTAAAGAAATTCAGTATATGTGTATGATTTGTGGACATATCCGCCCTGAAAAATACGACTGTTATGTACCACCACCTAAATCTAAAAATAAATCTTTAGAACGAAATAAGAAGAAATATGGCAATCGTGAATGATTGTCTTTTATTTTGCCACGAGCAAGGCGTTAAAAGGCGTTCGCCCAAGTGAGAGCAACTCACGTTAATAAAGCGTAGGAGGATATGGAATGAAAAGACAAGATTTAGAAAAAATTGAAGGTTTAACAAAGGAACAAATTGATTCAATCATGAACCTTCATCAAACAGATGTTACTAGCTGGCAAACAAAGATTACAGGTTTACAAAATGATAAAAACAATTTAGAAACGCAATTAAATCAATATAAAGACGTCAATGTTGATGATTTGCAAACAAAAATTACAAATCTAGAAAAAGAAAAGCAAACACTAGAAACTGAAAAGGCTGATTTAGTTACAAAACATACTGATGAAATCAATGGTATGAAATTAAATGGTGCATTAGATAAAGCAATTTATGGAACTCATACAGTTGATAGCATTGCTTTAAAAGCTCATTTAAATATGAAAGAAATCAAATTGGATGAAAATGGTTCTTTAACTGGATTTGATGAACAATTAGAAACAATCAAAAAAGAACATGGTTATTTATTTAAAAACCAAACAACAGGTGGTGCTCACGGAGGAATAAAAGATACAAGTGGAACTTTATCTTTAGGTGAAGCATTACATGAAAATTATGATAATTAGGAGGATTAATTAATGATTACATTAGCAGAAGCAAAAGTTGGTATGGCTGACAAAGTAGACCAAGCGGTCATTGATGAATTTAGAAGAGGTTCATTATTATTAGACAGATTAATTTTTGACAATACAGTTTCTCCAGGAACTGCTGGATCAACATTAACTTATGGATATATGAAATTAAAAACACCATCTACAGCTGGGTTCCGTAAGTTAAATGAAGAATACAAAGGAAATGAAGCAAAAAGAGAAAAAGCTTCAGCTGATTTAAAAATCTTTGGTGGAGAGTTCTCATTAGATAGAGTCATCATCAAAACTTCAGGAGCAGTTGATGAATTAGATTTCCAAATGCAAGAAAAAATCAAAGCAGCAATTAACTTATTCCATTATACTGTGATCAATGGAGACCCTGATAAACATGAAGATGAGTTTGTAGGATTAGCTAAATTATTAGAAGGTTCAAAAACCGAATTCAATAATGTATATGAACAAACAGCAGATAAAGATGTGGTTGCTGGAAAAACATATTTCACTAGATCTGGGGAAGGTACTGATGAATCACCTTATAAATATGAAAAAGTTGATGGACCTACTAAATCTAATATTTCAACTTATTATGAACTTACAACTATTGATTTATCTACTTCAAAAGCAATGGATGATAATTACAATGAGTTCTTAGATATGATGAATGATTTTGTTGCATCAATGCAAGGAAAACCTCATATGTTCTTAACTAACTCTAAAATGAAAACTAAGATGAAAAGTGTGGCTCGAAGAGCTGGTTACTTCTCACGTCAAGAAGATGCATTTGGTCGTTCTGTTGATATGTGGGATGGAATTCCAATCGTTGATTTAGAAGAATATTTTGATGGTGAAGCAACTAAATTGTGTGTTCCTATTGATGCAGATGGATATACTACTCTTTATGCTGTTCAAATCGCTAAAGATGGTTTCCATGGAGTATCTCCAACAGGAAATAATATCATTTCAACTGCATTACCTGATTTAAAACAACCAGGAGTTATCAAAAAAGGTGACGTTGAAATGGTTGCAGCTGTCGTATTAAAAAATACATTAAAAGCTGGTGCATTTAAAAATATCAAAGTTAAATAACCTTAGGAGTGATCTAAATGTATGCTGATTACGAGTTTTATGAAAAAAATTATTTAGGAGAACTCGTAAATTTTGATGATTATCCTAAATATGAAATGAGAGCAAGAAATGAGCTTGATTATTACACAAGAATGCGTATTCCGTATGTGAAAGATGAAAACAAAATGGAACGTGTAAAGATGTGTGAATGTAAGCTTATCGACTTGCTTTTTAATTATGATCAAGAACTTGCCAAGATAAAAGAATATGAAGATAAGACGGTAGAAGGAGTTGTTTCCAGCGAAACTGTTGGAAAACACTCTATCTCTTATCAAAAAGCTTCTTTAAGAAGTAAAGCGGATATTGAAAAAGAAAGTTCTAAAAAGATTAAAGAGCTTATTCATAAAAATTTGTTCATGACAGGGCTTTTATATAGTGGGTTATCGTATGTTTAATGCTAATATTACAATTTTCAATAAGGTATATGATCCAAAGACGAGAAGTGATAAATACGTAAGAAAAGTATTGAAGGGTGTTCACGTTGAAAAAACACACACTATTCAAAAGGATGATTCAAAAGTTATTGTTAATGACTCGTTATTTGTTTCTATACCTTTTTCAGATGAATATACAAGTCCTAAAAAATTTCAAGAGACAAAAGAAGGTTATACTATACAAAATAGAGATGTTATCGTTGTTGGTATTGTAGAAAAAAATATTGAATCTTTAAAGGACCTAAAAGATATGGATGACATTTATACAGTTAATTCAGTTGAAGTTATTGATTATTCAAAAGGTTTAAATCACATTGAGGTGTATGCATCATGATTACTACTTATAAAGTTGATTTTAAGAGCATTGATGAGATTTTAAAGGAAAGAGGATTGTTACCTGGAGGCACTATTCAAAAGTATCTCACAAATGAAATTATTAGGATTAGTGACCCTTATGTTCCTTTTGACAACGGATCTTTAAAAAATCAAATGGCAGTAGCAATGGATGGTACTTATTACGATTATATTTCTCCATATGCTCGTTATCATTGGTATGGGAAATTAATGGTTGACCCCATAACTAAAAAAGGAGCCTTTTTCAATCCTAATTATGGTTTTTGGTCAAGACCAGGAGTTCCTAAAGAATTAACCAATAAAGACATGAATTATCGTGGAGCTCCAATGAGAGGTCCCAAATGGACAATGAGAGCATGGGCAGATAACAAAAATCAAGTAATTTCAAATCTAGAAAGGAAATTAAACAAATGACAATTATTAAAAGTGTAAGAGATTATATTTTAAGTTGTCCTTATTTAGAGGACCTTCAAAAAGTAAATGTCAACTTTCTTCCTGAAAATTCTGACAACTGTTCAATAGAGGAAGTTCCTAATCAAAATGGTTCGTTAACCAAAAAGTTTCTTGATGGATCAAGCGAAAGAGAATTTAATTTTGTTTTGGCTTGTGTTTTTGATTATAGTGAAGATTTACAAACAAATATTGATAGCAGTGAGTTCTTTGAAAACTTTCAGGAATGGATAGAAGATAATGATTTAAATGAAGTCTATCCACAATTGAAAGATGGATTAAAACCACTTTCTATATCTGTTACAACATCAGGCTATTTATATTATGTGCCTGAAAAAATGGATAGAGCAATCTATCAAATACAACTTAAATTAGAATATGCAAAGGAGAATTAAAATGGCTGAAACAACAGTAAAAAGAGTAAAAAGAAGTCAGTTTGCTACTTTCTTGAATACTACACCAAGTGGTGATTCACCAACTTGGGCAAGAATGGGTAAAGGAATTACAAGTGCTTCAGTTTCTTACAATCCAACTGTCAATGATGAACAATTCATTGATGAAGATAGTGGAAATAAAGAAGTAGATTCTTACGCACCAACAATGAGTGGTGAACAAACTGCTTATAAAGGTGATGCAGTATTTGATTTTGTTGATGGTTTAAGACAAAGCCGTGCAACGGGAGAAGATGCTAAAACTCAAATGTTAATGGTTTATATCTATGATGAAGAAAAAACTGGAATATATAAAGCTGAACTTCAAGATGTAGCCATCTCAATTAATGAGTTTGGTGGTGATGCTGGTAGTGCAAATACCATTTCCTATGATGTTGGGTTCTGTGGGGAATCACAAAAAGGAACAGCAACTATTGCTGATAAAGTAGTTACTTTTACAAAAAAGTAGAAAACCCTTCAACACAGAGTTTAGATGCTGAAGGGCAAACAACTAAATCAAAGGAAGTCATGAAATAGGGGCTTTCTTTTTTTATTTCAGGAGGAAATTTATGAATAAAATTAGAATTCAAAATAAACATCAATATGTTATCGAAGTTAATGATGATGGAGATACTATTTCTTTTAATGTTGATGATCCTACACTTCCATTAAAATTTGATAATGCAATGATGCGTTTGGATGCTGTTCAACAAAACTTAAAAGCTGAAGAACAAATTATCAAGAAAAAAGAAGATAAGGAAACAAAAGGCATTCTTTCTCAAAATACTAGAAAATTATTAGAAGCCGAAGTTAAAGCTTGTAAGGATTTAAGAGGTGTATTTGATGAGTTTTTAGGAGAAGGGGCATGTAAAAAGATTTTTGGTGATGCAAATTATTTAGGAATGTTTCAAGAGTTAATGGAACAGCTAGAACCACATTTTGCAATTATGAAATTGGATGCTGAACATTACAAAAAAGCTGTAGAAGAAAAGTACAAAGAAGATGAAGACGAAGATGAAGATGTTTTATCATGATGAAATATCCTAAATATGCAAAGGTTAGCGATAAAAAATATCCAATAAATACTAGTTTTAGGGTTGCTTTAAAATGCTTTGAAATTATTAATGATTCATCTATTAGTGATTTAGAAAGAACCTATGCAATTGTCTATAAATTGTTTGGTTTTATTCCTGAAGATAAAGATATGAAAGATTTTGTAAGGATTGCTGAACAATATCTTGGGTGTGGTAAATCTCAAGAAGAACATCAATCAAGAAAGAAAGACATGGATTTCAAACAAGACTGGCCATATTTGATTGCTAGTTTTATGAGTGATTACAAAATCAATCTTAATGATGAAGAAATGCACTGGTATCAGTTTATTGATCTAATTCAAGGCTTAACTGAAGACAGTGTTATGAGCAAAGTAAGAGAATTAAGAAATTATGATTTGAGTGAGGTTAAAGACCAAAAGACTCGAAATAAAATCATTAAGCTCCAACAAAACGTTGCCTTGGAAGAAGAATTGACTCCTGAAGAACAAGAAGCGTTGGATAAATTTGAATCTTTATTTAAATAATCCAACTGAAGGAGGTGAAACCAATGGCGGATGGAAAAATTCGTATTGATACACGTATTGATAATTCCCATGCTGAAAAGGATTTAAAAGATTTAGAGAAAGTTGTTGATGCGTGTTCTAGGCATATGAAAGATGCTTTTGAAAGCATTGATAGTGTCAAGGGTTGTGAAAAGGCAATTCAAAGACAAGTTAATGCCTATCAAAAAGCAAAAGAAAAAGCCTCTGAATATGAAAAACAAATTGAACAAGTAAATGCTCAATTGAAAGAAAAAGAAAGTACTGCTTTAAAAAATGCAAATATAGGATTCTCAAATGATACACCTGAAAAAATGCAAAATAGAGCAGATGATTTATTATCAAATGATAAAGATTACAATAAGCTTATTGAACAGTCCACAAAACTAGAAGAATCCTGGTATGCACAGAATGAAAAAATGAATCAGGCCAACTCAAATGTTGAAGCATTAGAATCAAAAATGGATCGTTTAAAAAATAAAGTGGATTCAGCTACAAAAAGTACCTCTAGAATGTCTAGAGTTTTTTCGGGTTTAAAAAGTATTGGATCTAAAATCAAAGATGTTTTTGCTGCAGGATTTGGTAAAGCAGGAAGTGTTGCAGGCAACTTCTTTAAAAGAATAGGAAAATCCACCACAAACAGTACTAAAAGCATAAAACGTATGGGTCTTGCTATTTTAGGTATTCGAGCTGCCTATAGTTTGGTTAGAAAAGCAACGGACCAATATTTGGAGTCCAATCAAACTGCATCTAATCAAATAAGTGCGATTTGGAATACACTAGGTGCAATGATTGGTCCTATTGTTGATATGGTTATTAGTGGTGTAGTTACCGCCTTGAGTTATATCAATGCATTAGTAAAGGCACTTACTGGTATTGATTTTGTGGCCAAGGCAAACGCAAATGCTTTAAAGAAACAAACAAAAGCTACTAAGGATACTGCTAAAGCAACAAAAGAAGCAAATGCTCAGCTTGCTGATTTTGATGAAATGAGTAAGTTGGAAGATAAATCAAAAGATAATTCAGGAAGTGGTTCTGGTACGGGACTGTTTACACCAACATCTGTAGATACTTCTTGGATTGATGGCTTAAAAGATGCTTTTAACAAAGGAGCTTATGAGTTAGGAAAATATCTTGGTGAGTCTTTAAATGATGCTTTAAGACAAATAGATTGGGATAAAATCAAATCCACTGCTCAAGATATCGGTAAAAACATTGCATTATTTTTAAATGGTGCTATTGATGGAATCAATTGGAAACTTTTAGGAAGTACAATCGGTGAGGGATTGAATACTGTTTTAAATTTTGCTTATAGTTTTGTTACGACCTTTAATTTTAGAGGGTTTGGCGAGGCGTTAGGAACAGCATTTGATTCATGCTTTAAAACAATAGATTGGAATATGTTGGCTGAAACAATCAGTAAAGGATTTATCGGCATTTTTAATTCTATCAGTGGATTTTTAAGTGCGGTTGATTGGCAAAATATAGGAAAGACAATACTTGATTTTTGGATATCGATAGACTGGGGTGGAATTGCATCTTCTCTTGCTGAGTCAGTAGCTCTTATTTTAAAAGGTCTTGTTGATATGTTTGTAGGTTGGCTTACAGAACTTATCGCTCAACTCCCTAACATCACTTCAAGTATTTTTGAATGGATTTCCAGTATAGATTGGAATTCATTAGGAAAATCATTGGGAGAATATGTTTCACAAATAGTTGGCCAACTAATTGATGTGATTTTAAATACCGACTGGGTTTCAGTTGTTGTAAATATTGCAGGTATTATTGGTTCGGCTACATTAGGAATCATTGACTTTGTTGTTGGCTTTGTCCAAGCAGTTTTAGATTCAATTTGGAATGCAATTACTAAATCATTCAATTATAATGATTTCTTAAAATGGATTGAAGGTGTTGTCAAATCTATTCAGGATGGTATCGCTGATATCAACACATGGATCAATGATAAATTCATGGAAGCAAGGCAAGCAATTTATGATGTCTTTGGTAAAATTGGAGATTGGTTCAAAGAAAGATACAACGATATTTGTAATGCTTTTGATAGTGCAGGTACTTGGTTTAAAGATAAATTTGATAGTGCTGTAAAAGGTGTCAAAGATGCATTCTCAAGCATTGGAAAATGGTTTACTGATAGAAGAAACGATATCAATAATGCGTTCAGCTCGATTGGTTCATGGTTCTCTGAAAAATTTACGGGTGCATGGAATGCTATCAAAGGTATTTTCTCATCAGATGCAGTAACAAGATTCTTTGCTGGGGCTTGGAACAATATCAAGGGAGCATTTGGAAGTGTAAGTGATTGGTTTAGAGGGACATTTGCTGATGCATGGCAAGCCGTAAAGAATGTATTTAGTAGTGGCGGTGCTATTTTTAATGGTATCAAAGATGGAATTCTAAATGGCTTAAAAGCGGTAATCAATGCGCTTATCAAAGGTATTAACCGTGTTATTAAAATTCCATTTGATGGCATCAACAGTGCTTTAAAAACAATCAAGTCAACTAATATCTTAGGATTTAAGCCTTTCAGTTGGATTGGCACAATAACAGTTCCATCAATTCCTAAGCTTGCAAAAGGTGGTATTGTTAACAATCCTACAATGTTCCAGGCAGGTGAAGCAGGAAAAGAAGCAGTATTGCCATTACAAAACAACACACAATGGATGCAAGATCTAGCCGACTTTATCAACTCTCAACGTGATGATGACGGTGAAAAAGAAATCAATCTTTATATTGATGGAGAACGTTTCTTTAGATGGTTTATTAAAAAATATAAGCAATGGCAACTTCAAACTAATGGATAGGAGGTGCTGAAATGAAAGTAACATACAGTGGAGATTTATTGAGAATTGACGGACAAAAAGTACCTAAAATCATTAATTATGATGTTGAATACGATAAGCTATGGGGAAGTGATAGCGGAAGAAATCTTGCAGGAGATATGAAAGCTACACTGGTTGGAATATTTCCTAAAATATGTTTGAAAATAGGAGCCACGACAGAAGATGACATGTCGTGGTTTTTATCTAAAGCAAATAAAGCTTTTATAACTGTTGAATGGTATGACGCTGAAATCAAAGGAACTAGAACAGCACAGTGCTATTCAAATAATCTAAAAGCCAGTTTGAAAAGTAAAAAAAGAATGGCGTACAGTTCATTTGAATGGAATCTTATTCCACTTAAGAAAAGGTAGGTGATTGAATGCTAGAACATAATGAATTGTTTAGAGAATATTTAAACACCTATGGAAGACAGTTAAATGTTGTTGTTGAAGATCATGCAGGAAAGACTTATTCAAATAATGAAGTTGTTTCGGTTACCAAGACGTTTAAAACTGATTTGTGTAAATCAACAATGCAGCAACTTAATATTGAAATAGAAGGTGATGTTTTACTTGACGAAACTGTAAATGTGAAGCTTGGTGTATCCTTACAAGGTACGGATATTGAACAAATAAATTTTGGTGATTTTATTATTACGGATAGGGAATTTGTTGTTGATACTGAATCAACCAAATTTACAGCTTATGACAACATGTATAAAGCTCATGTGGATTATGATCCAAACGCCTTTGCATTTCCTTGTACTGTATATGAATTTGTTAGAAATATTTGCGATTTGTTAGAAATTCCATTTGAACAGGAAGAATTTAACAATTCAGATAAGGTTATTGAAAGCAATGTCTTTTTAAACAGTGCTTTGACTTATAGAGATGTATTTGATATGTTGGCACAAGTAACTGGTTTAAATGTATTGATCAGTAAAAATAAGCTTGTGTTTAGAGAATATAAAAATACAGGAATTACTATTGATGAAGTAGTTTTAAAAACATTGACTTTAAAAGAACAATATGGGCCGATAAATTCACTTGTATTTTCACGCTCAGCTGAATCAGATAACATTTATAGAAATGATGAAAGCAGTGTTGTTGAAAATGGTTTATGTGATATCAAATTCAGTGATAATTTAATTCTAGATGCGTTAAATAGAAATGATTATATAGATAACACCTTTAATGCTTTAAACGACTTAAAATACAAAATATACGATTTAGAGGGATTTGGATGTTGTGTATTTGAACCAGGGGATCTATTTAATCTTAAAGATTTAAAAGGTGATGTTTATCAAACGATTGCTTTTAATAGTACAATCACTATCAATTCAGGAATTACCGAAAAGATGTATTTGGATTTGCCAACTGTTTCTCAAACTGATTATGCTTCAGCTACGAAAGATGAAAGAAAAGATTTAAATACAAGACTTCAGGTAAATAAAGAGCTTGGAGAAATCAAATCTTATGTAGAAGAAACAACACAATCTATTTACAAATTTGAAACAGGTAGTGGAAATATCTTTGATAACTGCAGATATACATTAGAAAAGAATGCTAATGAATTACAAAGAAAAGTCTATTCCAATATTCTTTTAGGAATAAACAAAGCAGAACTAAAAGGTAAAGATATATGTATTTCGTGCTATATAAAAGTTGAAAATGCAATTGTCGGCCAACTTTCTAATAGAATAGGTATTGAATTTGATGTGGGGTATGCTGATGGAACCAAGAAAACATATTCAGTTTATTGGTATCTTGGCCAATTCGACTTACAGTATTTACTTCAAACATCAACCGCTGATCATGAAGAAAGAATTTGGGCACATTTTAAATTAGATGATAAAGAAATTTCATCAGTATCTAATCTTAAAATGATTATTGATCTAAATGCTGAAAGGGCAGTTGTCGCAAATCCAAAGGTAGAATTTGGAACGAGACCTACAGGTTTTGATTTTGATTTAGGATATGTACGTGACAACATCACAACGATTGAAGAAAATTACACTCAAATCAATCAGACAGTTAATGATTTAAGTTTAAAAGCAGTTAGTCAAGAAAAAGAGATAACAACTATTAAAGGTAATGTGTCAGAAGTTACCACAAGAATCCAAAGTGCTGAAATCAAGTTGCAGCCAACAAATATCTTGCTTGCTGTTAATGAACAGATTGGTGCAAATGGCCAACTCTATACTACTAAGTTTGTATTAGATAAAAGTGGTGTTCATATTTCAGGTGGGGGGTTAGATATTGTAAATAATAGTGGTACAAAGGTATTTTATGCTGATGCAAATGGAAATCTCATCATTAACAATTTAAAAGCTGTTAATGGAAGCTTCAGCGGAAGTATTACAGCTTCGGTAATTACAGGTTCAACTTTTTCAATTACATCTAGTGATGGCTGCACGTTATCTATTGATTCTAATGGTTTAGTACTGAATGCTAAAACTACATCAAACATTTTTGGATATCAAGGAGGTATCTTAACTATAGGAACTAAAAAATCAATCTTAGATAGTATGTTTTCTCCTATTACTTATCAAGAAGGTAATTCGAGTGGAAAACTGTGGACAATACCACTTGCAGATAATGTTTCTAAAATAGAATTTGGAACAGTAATGGACCATAGAATTTATTTCACTACATTGTTTGGAAGATTTTATGTTGAATGTCAATCAGGATAAAAAGGAAAGGAACTATTATTATGAAACTAACAATTAAACACACATCTCAATATACAGGAACGATTATGATTGATAATGAAATCATTGTTAATCTTTCTCAGTCGTTTGATGAGGACGGTCATATGAATGGTGGAACTGCTTTGTATATTCAAAACAAAGATAAGTATTATGCTAATCTTCAAGAATGTCGTCAAAAAGAAGATGAATTCAAAGCTGAAATGAGAAAGATTGAAGATCAATCGGTTATTTCAAAAGATACGGTTGAAGATACAAAAGTTGAGACAACAACTACTACGGAGGATGTGGAAAATGAAAGTGAAGAATAAAGACTTGAGAGCTATTAATTCAGCTCTTTTAAGTTTAGGTAATCATCAAGGCGATATTTCTAAAAGATGGTCTATTGCTAAACTAGCGAGAAAATTCAATAATGCAAATGAACTTCTATCTAATCAAATTAACAAATTGGTTGAAGAACAAGGAAAAGAAGATAAAAACGGTCAAAAGACATTATCTCCGTTAAATGAGGATTTCTTGAAATTAATGGATTTAGATATTGATATTGAGTGTTCTTATTTCACAATCAAACAGTTAGAAGAATATTCTCCAACTGTTAAAGAGCTTGTTTCTTTAGAACCAATTATTGAAGAAGGTGATGATTAAATGGCAATTGGAAGAATTGCTTATGAGGATAAAATAGATTATCAAAAGCAAGGGCAAGATGATAGATACAAAGTAACTGCAAAAGATATGAATGAAATCAAAAAGACATTCAATGATAGTGCAGAAGCAATTGAAAGGAATGTTGAAGAAACCGAGCAGTTACAAGTAAAACTTGATGATGCAATCAACAGAACAGGACATTACAAAATCGAAGATGGAAAAATCTATTTTGAGCAAATCGATGGTTCTTTTGGTGAAGGTATTGAATTACCTGCGCAAAGTTCAGTGTTTATCAACGGGATTGTGCAAGGAACTATCAATTTAGATTCTTGTTTGTTTGTTTTAGAAGAAAATGGCGGGGAAACAATATGCGGTGATTACGAGGCATATATTGATTATCTAGCTAAACATCAAAGTACGAATGAGGAAAGTGAGGACGAAACATTATGATTAATCTAAATAGCACCTACGTCCGCAAAAATCTTGCGGGGGGGGGTACGAAAAAGTACCACTTACAATCTTCAAAAGATTGGAGGACAAATGTAGTCCTTCAATTGAGAAGGGTGGTGTCAAACTAGATAGTTGGCAATGATCTATTACAATAACTATCTAGCGGTTATGAAAAAATATCATTTCTTAAATCCAAAAGGAGTAACAGCTCGTAATTTATTAATTAACGGGGATTTTCAAGTAAATCAACGAGGTCAAAGTAGTTATACATGTGATGGAACAAAAAGAGTTTATGGTGTAGATATGTGGTCGTTTTCAAAGTCGAATACATTTATGAAGGTTACAGAAAACGGAATTGAAACAAATGCTCCCATAAGTCAAATGTTTAATAAATTAAAATCAGGTGTGAAATATACTGTTGTATGTAGTATTGATAATGTTATTCATACAAAATCAATTGTAGGTGGAACTTATGATACTGGTGCAAGTCAAACAATTATGTATTTAACCTTTAATGATGTTGAACGTATAGTAATCACACCAAATGGCACTCAAACAATTAATTATATTGATTTGTTTGAGGGTGAAATCGTATATAAACATCAAAAAGAAGATTGTTCAATTGCGTTATTAAGATGTCAAAGATGGTTATATGTATTAAGAGGCAACGGCCAACAACTCCCATGTGATATCAATAGTACAGGAGAGGGGATATTTACAATACATTTGCCTACTGAAATGATTAATAAACCGACATTTGTAAGTAATAACGAAATTATTAAATTTGTTTCTGATGGAAATAATTCAAAATCATATAATAGTAATATGGGAGTTTTACAAAAATTTGGAAAAAATATGATAAGAATGAGTTATCCATATTTAGCATATGGTATTCCTAATGTTATTGGAATGGTTTATTTAGAAAATGCTACTTTTACATTTAGTTGTGAACCATTATAA